ACTCAACTGAGTTTTCATAAATGCAAATCTTGTCTACATTATTCACACCAATTTTTACTTGACTAGCTGATCCAGTAACTTCAAAGTCTTTTGCTTCAACAAAAGTTTTAGATGTAGTACCTTCTTCAATTCTATCTTGTAAAACATTTTGTCCTGCAAATGTTACATAATCTACAACTGCTTTTGCGTTCGGTATAAGATCATCATCTAATGCTCCACCTGTAATTATCCCCCCTGCATAAGGAAAAACATTTGTTTCGTAATCAGTAGCATTTGTTACACTAATTGCATTGTTGCCTGTATCAATAAAAAGAGCAGCATTACTTTTTATTCCATCTACAACTAATGTAGTTTTACTTCCACTACCTGTAAAAAATTTAAATCCGCCCGTTCCGCTATCACCGCCTATATTCCATGACACACTGTCGTCAAATACAAAACTTGCATTCGCTTCAGATCCTCTGTCTATTTCAATACCAGCTTGATAATTTTTTGATGCACTTATGCCAGCACCAGCTTGTCCGTTGTTTAGTGTAAGTATATTGTCATTAATTAAAGTATCGTTACTTTCTACAGTTGTAGTAGTACCTTCAACTTCTAAACTTCCTCGTATTACTACAGTTCCAGCAGGCTTTCCACTTACAAAAGAACCTCTTGCAGTGTCTAGGAGTATTTGTCCTCCTGCTTCTACTTTTATAGTATAGTTACCGTTGTTTACACTTAAAACTTTTGACATCTATATCTTCCTAAGTAACACATAAGTTTGTGTTGAATCATGATCTAATTCCCAGCCATATTTTATATTATTAAAATCTATCATAATGTTATCTATAATTTTTTTAACAAATGTAAAGTTAACCGTTTTACAACATAATGCCCAAATAGACATTTCGTTTTCTTTTAAATCTTCAATTTTCTTTGCAACAAGTTTACAAATACCTTGATTGCCATCGTCATCTTTTACTTCAAATTCTGAATCACTAAGTTGGGCTAAGACAACACCGTAAGGTGTTGCCTCAGCTTTTCCAATTCTAACTGAAACTACTAAGTCTTTTAGATTCTTTATAAAATCCCAAAAAACATTTATCGGTCGTTCCATTAAGTTAATCCTTATGCGTCTTCTGTGAAGTCGTCGTCATCAGTTCCGATTAATGTGTTATCATCACCAGCTTCTTCAACTTGTGCCGCGCCATCTGCTACAGATGTACTAAAGTTCCACGATAGACTTGATCCATCATACAAGTTAGTTCCTGTTGCACTCGGTGCAGATAATGTTGCTTTACGTCCAGTAATTTTACTTACTGTGTATGTTTCTGCATCATCCATTTTGAAAGAAATAGCCATTTCACCTGCCGCTAGTGCCGCTGGTAATTTGCCAGTTGTTAGTGTACAAGTAAATTCGCCGCCTGTGCCAATTTCTTCACACACAAATTTCTTTGAACCTTTTTGTTTTACGATATAACCTTCTTTAACGGCTGTGCCATTATGAAAGTTTACTTTGATCTCGTTTCCGCCTGCTGTAGGTGTTCCGAATAATCTTTTGTTTAGTGGTCTTCCCATTTGTTTTCTCCTTTTAAAGTAGTCCTATGCCCGTTCTATGAGCTACGCTGTGGGTACAGCATAAGTCCGCCTTGCGGCACACTATCTGACACAAGTATTTATCATCAATACAATATAAAGGATTTTAAGTCAAGAAAAAAGACTCCGAAGAGTCTTTTTAAATTATAAGCAAAATAGGTAGGACTTGGTTACACCTACAAGCACGTACCCGAATACCATTCTAATACGTACAACCTAACCCCGCTAGTGACTGCGATGTGATACTGCGTATTTCTACTACAGCACCTGGGTACCACCCCTGGCTAGTCAAGTTCGACCCTTCTGGTAAAGGCCTCTTCCTTGCACTATAAACAAAAATTAATTACTTTTTTGTTGCTTATGTACTTAATATAACAGACTTCTATTCAGAAGTCAACCTCTTTTTTACCAAAATATTAAATTTTTTGTAATCTAGGATCTGTACTAAGTATGTTCTTTTCAGCTCTTGGTCTAGACAAACGNTTCTCAGCCATTTTGCGTATTATNGCTTTATGTGCTANTTCNGTTTTTCTTTTTTTGCGAGCTATTTCGAAGTCTTTGTAATTCATGACACTCTCCTCGTTAAAGTTAAGTGCGTTCCTTCGCTAATGCTACTTCCGGGCTTATTGCCTGAACGTTGTATTATTATTTAGTATCTAACACTTGAATAAATTCGTTTTCTCTATCCAAATATTTGAAGTCAATCTTTACAGGATCAAACTTGTCTAGTGCATCAAATACTATTCGTGTGTCTAACTCACCGCAAGTGTAGACATCTAATTGTATTAGTTTTGGAGATTGTTCGTCCCATATGTGTATTGCTACATGTGATGTTTCTATAATAGTAACACAAGTAAATCCTTTGTTACCTTCCATATCACAATACTTAACATAAGGACCCATCATAATCTTCATACCAATGTCTCTAATTAAATTAGAAGCCCAATCAGTAATAGTTTGTTCGCATATTGGAGGATTGCTTACTTCTGCTCGTACTATTAAATGTTTATGTTTCATAAGTTTTTGTTTATGTATAATTTATACCTTATTTGAAATAAAAAGTCAACCAGAAAATTTAATCATAAAAATAGGCGCCGTAGCGCCTATTTTGTAATTTATAATTGCTAAATCTTAGCTGAAGCTTAGGTTTCCGCTGTTTACTTCTACTTTTTCTAAGTAGTCAGCTGCGTTACCAAGCGATGAAGCTGTGTTTGATAACTCAACATATCCGTAACGTGTCATAAATGATACGACTGGCTCGAATGATGTTGGGTCAAGCACAACGCCTGAGCTCATTAGCGGGATGTATGGGCAATAGAATGCCGCTGCATCTGACTCGCTTGAGCCTTTGTAACCAACAAGTACATCATCGTCTGCAGCATATGTATTAACGTAAATTTTCATTGCGTTATTTAATGTGCCAACGAATTTTGTGTTTGTTGGAGCTTCAAATGCACCTTCAGTTGTTCTTGCAAACGCAGAAGTTGTTGCACTTTGTAGCACAGTTAAGATTGCAGGAGATACAACAGCCCAGTTACCTGCGCCTCTACGTGTTCTCTGTGCAATTCTGTTTGCCGCTCTGTTAACTAGAACTGCTAATGCAGCATGTTCGTCACCAACAAAAGTTGCAGTACCACTTACACCAGCTTGGTTGTAAGTATCTGTACCTGTACCTGCTAATGTAGCAAGTGAACCAAGAATTTCTTGGTCGATTTCAGCAGTAATTTCTTGTGCTAAAGCAGCCATAATTTCTGCTTCAACGTCGATACCATGCTGTGACTGTGCGTCCTGTGCAGATTCAAAAGTCCAGCGAGCTGATAGCTTTCTGGTTTTTGCTTCTACAGTTTGCTTTAAGATTTGAATTGACAATCTGTTACCAGCTGCCCCTTCAAGTGCTGCAGTAGCATCAGCTTTACCACTAGTGGCATTACCTGAATATGCTTCAGCAATCTTAAATGGTGAAAGTGCTTCTTCTCCAGCAACAGCACCGCTTGCGCCTGTGCCTGCTGTGTCTGAATAACGTACTCTCAATGTGTGGATTTGACCCACTGGTCCTGTCATAGGCTGAACACCAACGATCTCATTTGCGATCACAGTTGGCATTACACGTCTGATAACTGGTAAAATAACTCTGTTAAGAGTTGCAACATTACCGGCAGAGGTAGCACCTGCGGTGGCTGTCTCTGACAAATACTTACGAGTATTTTCCAAAGTGCTTGCCATCACCTGTTTCTTTGTGCCTGCTAGGCCTTCAAGAAGTGCAGTTTTGGTGTCCTGCCAGCGACTTTCTAATAGTTCTGACATTCGGTTTCTCCTTAATTTAATCCTGCAAGACGTCTAATATCAACCACGTTGTTATCATCCCTTGCATTGTCATGACTTGTTTTTTCTTCTCTATTGCCTGTATGTGATGTGCCTTCTGTCAATGTTGCCTTCTTTTCTGGAGTGTTACCGTCAATGACAGCCGGTAGGTACTTATCAAACTGTGTCTTTAGTTTGGCAGTTTGAACTGATTCCAGTAAATCTATCATAATTTCTTTTTGGTCTCTGTTAAGAGGACCAGTTAATTCGTTTATGACTTCTTTTCTTTGAGCTTTATTAGCCATACGCTTGATTTCTGCTTGTTTAGCTTCTGCTAAAGTTTGCTTTTCCTCAACCGATTTTTTAGCTTCTGTCAGCTGCTTGTCTTTTATCTTAATAACTTTCATCAACTTTGCAGTTTCTGAATTTTCATTAAGGTAGCTATTGCCATATTCAGCGGCAAATGCTTCAAACAGTTTACGCCCAAAATCATTTTTACGTGCTGCTTCAATATCTTCTTTTAACTGTCCAATTTCATTATTTAAAACTTTATCAGTTATAGAAGCTACCTTGGCCGCACTCTTTTCAACAAACTTTGTCTTAAGATCGTTGAAGTGTCCTTTCGCTTCACGAATTAATCTTACTTTCGTTTCAGCTAAGTCTTTTTTATCTTCATTAAACTCTGCAATTTCTTTTGCAAGTGATTCAACTACGAAATCTTCCAGCATACTAAACTTACTAGCAATGCCTTTTTGGTCTTCATGAAGTTCTTTTACTTCCTTTGCTAATGATTCAACTACAAATCCTCTTAGTAGAGTTGCATTTTCACGCATTGCAACAGCATATTTTGCTTTTGCTTCTGCAAGTTGTTTACGATCATCGGCAAATTCCTCAATTTCTGAAGCAAGACGTTCACTAACCATAGAGTCAATAGCCTCTACCATTGTTGATTTGTCGTGTTCATATTTTTGAGCAAACTCTTCACGAAGTTCAGCGGTAACTGCTTGACGATTTTCTTTAATCCTCGAGTTCCATGCTTCTTCGATTTCGTGGCGCACTTCTTCGGAAACTACATCATTTTCAAAAAGTGTTTTTAGTGCATCCAACATATTATTCTCCTTTTATTGGAGTCGACTGATTATATTAATCAGTGATTCTTTTAGATATTTTTGTGCCTTTGTGTCGTCTTTTGTAGCCTGTGCTAATTCGTAAGCCTTCATTCCGCCACGTGCATTCATTAGATGCTCGTAGATTGGTGTTGGGTATGCGCCAGGTGCACTAGGTTGTGCAACAACGTCTACCGTAATTATTTCAAAATCAGAAACTTCTCCGTTTCCGCTTTCACTAACGTTACCAGACCCTCTTGACGAGACACCTAGTTTGACACCTGATTGTATCATAGTGCTAACTAGGTTTCCCATCGGTGTTGGTAAAATCTTCATTTTTCCATAACCATTTGGACCATCCATCCACATCTCTGTAATCATGTGGCTAACTCTGTCCAGGTTAATATTAAGTCCTTCAGGATGATCTACTTCTCCTAGCACACTATATCCGCCGCTTACTTGATCATTGAGAGTTTTGACAGCCCTGCCAATTTCGTTTACAGGATACACACGCTGGTTAGCGTTGCGTACTCCGCCTTGTATACAAATACCTTTCATATACAAGTCTTTTCCTTCGTTAGCAGACTCAACCACCATCTGGGCTTGGTCGAATGTCAGGTGCTCTCTTAGTAGATTAGTTTTCATCCATCGTTCCTTATTAGCTACCGATCATAGACTTTTTATCAGGAGCTGTGTCGCCTGCGCCTTTTTTCTCTGCGCCGTGGCCTTTTGGCATATTAGACATTGATTTTGATGCTTTNCCNCCAGGTACGTTAACGTTTCCTGCATTATCTTCTTTCGTTGAATTTGCAGCTAATCCGCCTGTTGTTCCTTTTGTGTCAGCTTCTCCGCCTTTTACCAAGTTTGAAGCAGTGCCGCCCATGTCATTTTTACCTGCTACGACTGATTTGGCGTTTGCACCATTGTCACCCATTGTAGCTGATACTTTTTCAACATATTCACGCATTTGCTCACCTGCAGATTTAGCTACTTCTTCGACTTCGTCGTCATCACTAGCTTCTTCTACTTCTTCGTCATTTGCTTCAAAGTTATATGACTCTTCTTCAGCGTCTGCATCAATATCAGCATCGCCTTCTTCGCCTTTATCTTCTTCGTCGCCAATGTCATCTTCGTCGCCGTCTTTATCACCTAGCATATCTTCAAATTCTGCTTTAAGGTCTTCAAGTTCAGCTTCTAAATCCATAATGTCGCCTTTAGTTGCTGGCTCATCTGAGTCACCTTCGTCACCCATATCCATTGCCATTTTGTCACCAGCGTCTCCGCCCATGTCAGCACCCATGTCCATGTCCATGTCCATGTCCATTTCTGGCTCGCCTTCAACTTCAAACTCATCTAGATTAAAATTTTCGTTTGTTTCGTCGTCATCATCTTTTGATGCTTCGTCAACTTCTTCGTCGTCTGACTCATCTACTTCTTCGTCAGTAGTTTCATCTAAGTCATCGTCTTTTGATGCCTCATCTACTTCTTCGTCATTAGCTTCGTCAACTTCTTCGTCGTTAACATCATCAGTTAAGATGTTTTCATAAATGTCTCTTGATTTTTCTACCACAATCTCGTGGAATAACTCTTCCGCTTTAGCGCGGTCATTATTGACAAGATGCTCTAGCATCTCTTCAAATTTATTTGTATCTGCCATTTTTATCTCCTATAAATGTTATACCTATGGTAAGGCTGTCAGTTGTATTTACATGTATATAGAAAATATGTATAGAAATAGGCCAAAAACGGGGTTTTTTGGCTGTAGATTAAGAAAGTTGGTGGATTTTCATAAAATCGTCAACTGTTATTGTTGTTAAGTTACTCATTTTATTTAGTTCCTCAGGGCAATAATTATCAGATGCTATAACCCTTACATACTGAATATTTTTATGTTCCTTTATTACAGACACCGTTTGACGCAACCAGTTGCCAAAAAAAGTTGCACCATCTTGACTTTTTTTATAGTTAGGTGTATCTGCATATACATTATTAAATTTTTCTTTTGTACCTCTATAATCAAATCCAAGTATGTATATTTTTTCATATCCGTGTTGACTAGCAAGCCATAGTGCTGTAGGTCCACTTGACCAACCCTTGCTCGGATTAAATGTATTTAAATCTTGTATTTGCCCGTATGCTTTATTAGGATTAGTCCATACAGTATGTTTTCTTTGATAGCCTTGTTTAGATATTTCTAATATCATTTTGACATCAACAGCAATTAAGTAATCTGGGGAGAAAGTTCTGTATAATGCATTACAACCGTAAGTATTGCCTAAATTTGAAAGGTCTTCTACATTTATCGGAGTTCTACTGGTACCGTTACCTAAAACAAAACACGTTGCATGTTTTTTATTAATTTGAACTTTTTCATATTGGATTGGTTTTTTAGAACGTTTCTCAGCTTTTTCAGCTCTACGTTTTATTTTATAAAGTTTTCTTTGAGTTTGGAGTTCACGCCATTCATTAGGAGTGTATTTGCTTTTATCTAGTTTTGCCAATTATCATACTCCGGTCGCCTCAGCTTGTGCTGCTAGTCCATACATTTGTCTTACAAAATCTATTTCTTTAGACTTTTCTTCTGTATGTAGTTCAGCTGCCTTGCGAGCACGATTTATTTGGCTTAAACTTAATCGTGTTTTCCGGGTATCATCTAGATCAACTATAGATTGATCATACTGAGGATCATACCTATTGTCTTCAACAGGCTCTATTGTTTCTTTGTCGTAATAAAAAAGTTCTCTCAGTATCATAATGTTATTTATACTTTATATTGTTCCTGCGTCACCGCCTGCTGGAGGTGTTGCTGGTGCTCCACCTAATTCTTCGCCAGTTGCTGTTTCTGGAGGTGCACCTTCTCCTCCATCTTCTGCGCCTTCTATGTCAGCTGTTTCTTCTGCACCGTCAATGTCTGCACTTATACCTGCACTACTTATTCCTACACCGCGCATTTCACCTGCGGCATCACTTGGTGGCGGTTCTAAGTTTTCTTGGTTTTCTTCTTTCCATAATCTTTCGTTTTTAGCAATATCTTCTGTGCTTAATCCTAAGAATCTTTCTAATGCAAATCTATTTGAAATGTATGGTATTGCTTGTACTTGTGACCAAGTACCAATTCTTTGATTGTCCAATTCTGTTTGTCTATAAGCTGCAAAGTTTTGTGGTGGTTGGAATTTTAGATCAAACATTGCTGTATCAATGTTCACACCTTTTTCTAACAAATATCTTTTAAATTCTTGATCAAACTCGTCGGCAAGTAAATTTTGTAATCTTTCACAGTATGTGTTAAATCTTAATTCTTGTATAAATGCTGTGCCGACTCTTCCATCATTGTAGCTTGCAGTTGCATCGTCAGCGCCTGTAGGCAAGTAGCTGCTAGGGATTCGTAAGCCGCGTACGAGCTTATTAGTAAAATATCTAAGGTCATCAATTTCTCCTAGGTTAGTACCTCCTGGTAGTGTTTCAACTTTTGAACCACGTCCTTCAGCAGTTTGTGGAAAGAAGTAATCTTCATTAGTTGATAACGGATTGTAAGCTGAATCTATAACATTTGTTCCGCCACCTGTTTTACTCGGAATACGTCTTTGATGTATTTCTGTTTTAACACGCTCAACAAATTGCATAGCAAGGTGTGATGGCATATTACCTACGTCAACATAAAATACTCTACGCTCAGGTGCTCTTTGCACCCTGTAAATAATAATAGCATCTTCAAGCAATTCTTTTTGCTTGTATACTTTAAAAATACTTTCTAACAATGAATTACCAAATGGATAGTTGTTGTCTAATCCTTCTGATAAGCTGAGATGAAACATATGTTCGCCAGCTATTGCAACTTCACCATCTTCAATAGTAAATCTTGATCCAGCTTGGTTAGGATAATTGCCAACCATACCTCTTACGCCGCCTTCATAATATCCGCTTCCACCTCCGGTAATGTTACCGTTAGTTTGATGTGGCTTTGTGGCTACAAGATCTCTAAAATTAAATTGTACATCTTTTACAATGTATTGCTCTGGTGTTTTGCCTTCTGATTCGTTAACAATAATTCTATTAACTTTTGCAGGATCTACATGATATAATTTTTTAGTTTCAGGATCTCTTAAAAAGAATCCATCTCCGTATTTGAATACATTACGTACAAGTCTAAACATACGTTTTTCAAAATTGTTTATTTTATACCACTGCTGTAGGTATTGTCCTAAAATTTGTACTTCTGAATTAGTAGCTTGTTTTTTGTAATCGAAAGTAAAATGTGTTCCATTTTGTTTTTGCTTTTGTGTACAAAATTCTGCTAGAATATCAAGTGCGGCATTCACTTCTGAATCTAAATCCATTGTGTTATACTGTCCGTATCTTTCAACTCTGTTTGGAGTTCCTGTATAAACGTCAGGTAAAAAACTCGAATAATTACTTCGAGCTGGTCCTGGTTTAGTTACAGCACTTGCTCCATTGATTGGGGAATAAGTTCCTGATGTTTCATTACCTGCACTAACAGGTGTAAAGTATTTTTTCCAGCTCATTTATAATCCTACGTTCGACATCATGTTACCGTTCATGCCTTTAGTGGCTTTCACTTGTTTCTGTATCTCTGCTAACTGTCTACTATTTATTTGAATTAGCTGTTGTAGATGCTGAGATATGGATTCTGAAAGATCTTCGTTTGTGTTACCTTGTGTGCTTGTACTAGGAGATGACATATCTGTCATTAGGTCTTGTAAGACTTTAGGAGGAGCACTTTGTTGTCCTGCGGTTGCTGCAGCCATTGCAGATGGATCAAATTTTGAGCCCATATTTTTCATTTGTGAAGTAAGATCTGATAGTCCTCCTGGAAAACTATCTAGCAGTGCTCCTTGTGGACTAGATTTAGGTACAACAGCTTCTAATCCATGTAACATTGCAGCTTGCCCTTTGCCAAAATCTTTAAATAAACTGCCTGTTTCTCCGAGTGTACCTTTATCATATAAACCTATACTTTTCATGAATTTGTCAAATAAACCTAAACTACTACCTTCAGTGTCTGTTGGTGACTGAGATTTCTCATTATCAGTTCTAATTTTTTGTAATGCTTTAGCAAAGTCTTCTGAAAGTCCACCGCCATCTTTTCTAAGTACTTTGTCATCAATCAGCGCCGTTTCTGCAAGTTTTTTTGCTGCAGGTGTTGCATTGCTGTCAAGCACAGTTGCCAACTGGTTCAATGTTTCCGAAGTCATCTTTCCTTTTTCTATAAGTTCATCGCTAAACGTTTCAATTTTGCCTATTTGTTCACTAAGTTTAGTGCCTGGAATTAAAGCATCTATTCCATCAATTATATTTGTAGCGGCCTCGCCTAGAGTAGGTTTTAGATTTTCAATCATAGTGCTATACGTCTTTAGAAGTATAGTGTTAGTTTGTATGTGTTCTCCAAGTTTTTCTTGGCCTTTGGCAGCAAGGTTAGCTAATTGTACTTGTCCTTTGTTTACAGCAACAGAAGCTTCTTGTCCAACTCCTTCGCCTTTCATTTGTGTTGTTGTTTCTTCGCCAATTGCTTTAAGGTTTGCTAAAAATGCTGTTCTAAAATCAAGTTCTCCGCCCCCAGCATCCTTAATCTTTTTCATAGTGGCTAGTGTTGAGTCAATAACTGGACCCATTTCTTCGAGAACATCTGCTTGGCCTTTTGCTATATCACTAGTTTGTGCTAGTGTAGCAAGTGTAAGACCTTGTCTACTTGCGGCAAATTTGTTTGCAGCCGCTGCAGCTTCTGCACCTAATCTTTGTGCTTCTGCTACATCTCCTCTTTTGTTTGCCTCTGCGGCCTGTTTGGCTAATGCATACGCTTCTTGGTTAGTTGCCGCAAAGTTTTTAGTTGCTTCTGTCATAGGAGCACCAGTTTGCATCAAGTCATCAAATAAGTTCTTTAGAATTCCAGGACCTTTATCAAGACTAGTTTGAGCTGCATTATATGCTTCTTGAGCTCCTTGCACTCCGTCCATTTCTAACAAACGAAGTTTAGCTTGTGTTGCTCCATTACGTTGTCTTGCTATCAAATCGTCTTGTAATTGAGCTGCATCTTTACCAGTAAGTTTTGCAACAATCTGCATATTTTTTGCAAGATCTGCTGCTGCTTTGGCCTGTTCGCCAGCATCCATGTTAGTTAAACGTGCTTGTCTTCTTGTTAATTCTGTATTTTTAAGTGTGAATTCGTTGGCTTCTTCAATGGTCATTCCAAGATTCATAAATCCTTCGATGACACCTTCTTCGTACATTGCATTACTAAGATTAGCAAAGTTTTTTGCACCGTCACTTACACCTCGGCCAAATCCTGCAAGTAGCGTACTGTTATTACCAACCATGTTAGCAAATGTATCAATAGGCATACGTGTTTTAGAAGCTGTAATTTGTAGCTCACCTAAATTGCCGTTTAATCCTGCGCCAACTTTTGATAGAGCTCTAAAAGTATCTTGGGTATTTTCGATATAACTTATTGCACTGACACCTGCACCTGCAACATTTTTAAGCAAGTCTGTTGGTACAAGCCCTGCTATATCTTTGGCTGCTTTATCAATACGGCCGCCACCTGTCTGTAGTACTCTAGCTACACCTGAGACTGAAGCATCTAATTCTTTGTTTCCGAATGTTTTTCCGCCCCCACTGCTACCACCACTAGGTGTAGAGGCAGTTGGCATTTTAATACTTTTAAATCCGGCAGATATAGCATCTACAATATCTTGTTTATCTTGTGGGTCTAGCGCCATTCGTTTTCCTTAACCACAATTAAATGCGGTCATAAATAATATACATAACTATTTATGCAAGGACCGATATGTCAGATTTTTTAAAAAAACACCAACGTCAACCAAAAATCTTTATAGATTTGCCTAGTGCAGGCCGAATATACGATGATACTGTCCTACAAGACATGCAAGCTACTCAACTTCCTGTCTTCGGTATGACAGCTATGGACGAAATAATGCTTAAGACACCTGATGCTCTATTCTCAGGAGAAGCAACAGCACATGTTATAAAAAGTTGTGTTCCAAGCATACTTAATCCGTGGGCCTTAATTGGTTTTGATATAGATTATATATTAATTGCAATACGTATAGCTACATACGGCGATAAAATGCCAATTGAAAGTAGTTGTACAAGCTGCGGAGAGAGTAACACTAACGAAATTGGTTTAGGAAGGTTGCTTGATAGCTTTAGCGAATATCCAATTACAACTTCTTTTACAATG